TTCAGTGCTACTCCTTCGTGCGTTGCGAGCGTCTCCGACTCGGGGGGAGCCATCGCGGCGATCACCGGCCCGTCGAGTTCGACTAACCTTCCGCTTTTGACCTTGAACGGATCCGGCACTCCACAAAACGACACGAATACTTCGATTATGTGTATGGGTCCTCACTAATAATTGGGAGCTTGGATGAAAGCATCTATCGGAGATCAGGCCTTATTCTGGGGCACCATCGGGTCTTTCCTCGTCACCGGGATAGGATTCACGGCGTGGATCACCCATGTCGACTACGTCGCGGTGGGTACGGCGTCGGCTCAAGAGCGGATCCAAGTAGACACGACGTCTAAGTTCGAAACTCTTTTCTCAAAACTAGATGAGATAAATGGTCGACTTTCTCACATCGAAGGCAAGCTGGAAAAGGGCCGTTGAAAGGGACATTGACGGAGGCTCTATACGGCCTTTAGTATTAATCTCTGAAACACCTCAAATAAGGAGACCTTACCATGGGTTCATTTGCTTCCAAGTATCCAGCTATCGCAGCCCTTCTCGCAATCATGTCCTCGGGAGTTCAGAGCGCTGAAGTTCCGAACGAAACCATCGTGCAAAAGCTCGAGGGTTCGATCGGCATGATTCCTCAAATCCTGGCTTTCATCCCTCAAGTGAGCGCCATCGGATCTGAAATCGCAGCACTCAAGTCGTCGCCATCCGAACTCGAAGCGGGAGCCGAACTCCTTGTCAGCGACTTGGCGTTCACGAGCGAAAAAGCCAAGGCGATCATCGCAGCCGTGTTTCCGCTCGCGGACAGCCTGATCGCGCTCCTTCCTCAAGTGAAGGCGCTCGCTTCCGCCATCGGTTAATCGATGAAATTTCCGTGGTGGACCAAGTCACTCACCGTTCAGACGGCAGTCGCGACGCTCATCCTGTGCTGCGTCCCGAAGGTGAGGGATTTGGTCCATGCGGATTATCGATCGGTTGTTTATTTCCAATCGATTTTCCATATTATCTTAAGATTTAAAACTGAAGAGAGACCGGTTAAACTCTCAGGGAGGGCATAATGGTCATCACGATTTTAAATGCGCTTATCGCAATCCCGAAAATCGTCGGATACGTGGAGCAGTTCGCGAGCCAGGTGACCCTTTGGTGGGTGCAGCGCCAGACTACGGCGACGCTCTCTCAAATCGCGGACGCAGCCGCTCTGGCCGCTCACGCACAAACGGACGGAGATCGGTATGCCGCAAGCCAAGCATGGGAAAAAGCTCTTTCTAATCCTCGCGTGTCTGCTTAGCGCGTGCGATAAATCGTATCCACCGCCGATTGAAGTCTGCATTCTCGACGGACTCGGTGGAGGCGACTGCACAGAATCCGACGGGACCAAGCTCTACCGGACGCCGTCGATGATGAAAAACTACTGGGCTACCGGCGAGACGGACATCTCTAATTTTACGTCGTGGTGTTACGGCGGAACGAACGTCACCCCAGCTCAGGCCGCGCAGATCAAATCGAACGTGAATGCGCAGATCCAGCAAGTGAAAGAAGACAGCCAAAATGATTAAATTTTTGCTGTTCGTTTCGCTTTTCGTAGCGTCAGCGTTCTCTGCCGAAAACATTCTCTGCTCAGGCGACGGCTCCTCACAGTGCTACCTCATCGATAACTCCGGAGCGAAGTGGAACGCGCAGATCGGCTTCACGACCGACGGCATGGGCGACATTTTTACCCTGGGCGACGTCGCGTCGACCGATAACGTGCTCGGAGTCCTGAACTCAAGCAACCGGACGTTAATCGACAATAGCAGCCGGCGGTGGTCGGCGAGCGTTCTGTACACGACCGACGGGCACGGAAACGTTATCCCGGTTCCGAGCGGCGGCGGCGGGGGTGGAGGAGTAACGGCCGTCACGGCGACCTCACCGGTCGTAAGCTCGGGCGGAACGACGCCGGCCATTTCAATGCCGGTCGCGACGTCGAGCGCGAACGGATATTTGGCGAGCGCCGACTGGACTACGTTCAACAGCAAGCAAGGCGCGCTAAGCTTCTCTGCTCCGCTCGTGAACAGTTCGAGCACCATTTCGTGCAACGTGGCCTCCGGGTCGCAGCCGGGGTGCCTGGCATCCAGCGACTGGACGACGTTCAACTCGAAGCAGCCGTCTGGAAGCTACCTCACCGCGCTTACTGGCGACGCCACCGCGTCAGGCCCGGGGTCTGCGGCGCTCACGCTTGCCACCGTTAACTCGAACGTCGGGTCGTTCGGTTCGGCGTCCACTGTCGGCACCTTCACTGTAAACGGAAAAGGCCTCGTCACCGCAGCGTCGTCGAGCTCTATTCAGGTCGCCGAATCGCAGGTCACGAATTTGACGTCGGATCTCGCGAGCAAGCAGCCGAATCTGACTTTTACCGCTCCGCTCGTGAACACATCGAATACGGTCACTGCTTCCGTCTTCACTGGAGATTCCGGAACCGGTGGACTTCCGGGCGTCGTCCCGTCTCCGAGTCCGGGAGTCGGCGAACAAAACTACGTTCTGAACGCAAATGGCAGCTTCGCTGCGAACGACACCTCGAAGTTCCGGGTCAATCCGTTCTCTTTATTGTCGATGACCACGGGAATGCCAGCGACGACGACGAAGAACCAAAACGTCGCCATCATAAGCAACGGGCTGAGCTACTACGCGGTCGTGGCCGGTGGGCAAAATTACTTGCAGGTCTTCAACATCACCGACCAGGCGAACCCGGTTTACCGAGGTTCGGTCCTTTTGTACGGGGCGTACAATATTTGCCCAGGTCCTTGGCCATACGTTTACGTTCCTGCGAGCGGGTCCGTTGGGCGGGTCGACGTCGTTTCGATCGCGAACCCAGCCGCGCCGGTCGACGTTTCCCACATCGTCATCTCGGGATCTCCGGGGTCGGTTTATAACTGCGCCTACTCGAACGGCGTTTTGGCGCTTGCGACTCAAAGTACAGGGCTTGTTATCGCGGACGCCGGGGGCTTGGGCCTTGGCGGGACGAGTTCGTCTCTGGTCCAGGGGTATCAGCAATCCGGCGGAGCGAAGAGCTTCGGGGTCGCGTTCTCTGCGTCGAACCTTTACTCGACCCAGTACGTCACTTCCGGATTCTCGACGCGGTTACTGAACGCTTGGACGATCCCGACCACTCCCACTCCGACGCCTTCCCCCGTGGCCAGCGTGAACGTCACGACGGTCGGCGAAGCGCTTGGCGTGACCATCTCTGGGAACACGGCTTACGTCACGGTGACGAGTTCAGGCAATGCCGTCGATCTCGTCGACATCACGACCCCGACTGCGATGACGAACCTAAGCCAGTTCAGCGCATCGGGAACGATCGGGCCTTCTCAGGTCACGATTCCTTCGGTAAACCCATCGTTCGTTTACGTTCCATCGGTGAGCGCCGGAACCGCGGGCGGAGTCATCGACTTATTCGACGTCAGCAACCGATCTGTCCCTGTGAAGGTCGGAACGGTTTCAACGAACGTAAATGGCTCCTCTTACGGCGGGATCGCTCTCGACCCACGTAAGGGCTATATCTGGGCTGCCGACTACGGAGTGGCCCCCGGGTCAAGCGGCACGCTGGACCTATTCTCTACCGCTTTTGAAACCTCGTTCGCTGGATCTGAAACGGCAAGCATTCTCACGGTTAAAAACTTGCTCAACCTTCCGGTTCAAGCCTCCGGGGTTTCTCCGTCAAATCCGGTCGTCGGATCGGTGGCGCTTACGAGCGCTTATATTCTTTGCGTGTATAACGGGACGAGCTGGGTGCAGCCGTCTACCGGGCTGACCGCATGTACATTCTAATCGAAAGAGAAGGAATCTAAAATGTCTCCTCCAATTGTTCAGGGCCTTATCGTAAACGTCGGCGTTGCTCCGCAGCCTGGTCAGAATCCGGTTGTAGTAGCTCAGAACTCCGATGCGCAATTCTTGCTCTCATTTTTCGACGAGAACAACTACCCTTACGATGTCACTGGCGCATCTGCGATCGAATTCAGCGTGCTCGAAGCCGACGACCTGACCGTGCTCTCTAAGACCCTTGTATCGGGCATCACGCTCGTTTCCGGATACCGAAATCAGGTACTCGTCTCGATGGTCGCGGCGGACTTTGCTTTACTTGCGAACGGGAATAACGATTGCCAAGTGAACCTAGAAATCAACGGGTCGAACTACAACTTCAATCTGTTCGCTTCCCTGAACGTCCAGCCGAGCGTCATATGATTCAGTGTCCGGCTCAGTGAAAGAGCGTCTTCTCCGTGATTCGATGAGGGTCCGAAGATCCTGATTCTCCTTCTCCGCACCACGGATGCGAATTTTCAGAATCTCGATCTCGGCTCTCAGGCTCTTCTCTAGTTCGGTTTCCATCTTTGGATTCTTTTCTGAGGCGTCGGCACGTGCAGACAAACTGAAGGCATCGGGGGTCATGCATTAGGGCCGTTCCTTTATTTTCTTTTTCCAGGTGCCGGCATCGACTTTTACCTGAGTGTTTACGGATTTAAAGTTTCCGATGTGACCGAAAAGAAGGTGACAGTTCACGCCGTTTTTCTTCGCCTCGCAAAGCGTGATGAGATTGAGCGGGTCAAGCTCGAGGCTCGGGTTCAGATGAAACGGCTGGATGTGGTGAACTTCGATCTTTTGTTTTCCGCCGCATACGACGCAGTCGGGTGACTTCTCTAAATGCGCTTTTCGGACCGATGGCCATTCCCCCGAGCGCTTTTTACCGCTCGGGATCTTTCCTTGTAGCCTGTGCTTTACGTGCTCAATGATGTTCATTGTTTACCTCTGGGACTGGAGACGGAGTTGAAGACGGCGAGGGAGACGGGATAGGCGCCGGCTTATAGCTTGGATCTTTAAGGCAAGCGTCGATCAGGTCAACTAAATCTCCGCCGTGCGGCACGCCTTCTCGAACGCACTTGATTCGATCAGACCGGCATTCGTTTGGCCCTCTGACCTGAAAATCCTCTTTGAACGTGAACGAATTCGCGCAGAAAGACACAATGATTCCCAAAACCTGAATCCAATTCGTATTCATTTTTTGCTCCTTTTAAAATAGAACGCCCGGACGTCGTCTTTTCGGTACTTCTCTAGGTCGACAGTCTGGATCTCTGGAATTTTCGCGTACTCGACTGACCCCTTCCGGGTCTGCCAACCGAACACGGCTTCCCCGCATTCCATCTTTTCTTTGTCGCCTAAGATGTATTGCAATTTTGCACGCAGTGCCTGAAATCGAGCGTCCGCTTGGTCGAGCTCGGCCTGTGCCGCAATCGTCTCGGCGACGAGAGCTTCCACCGACTGGTCTTCGATCTGCGCCTCTGCGGCGGTCAGGTCGAGTGGCTTCATTGGAATCATCCACTTTTTGAAGTCAGCTTCAAACTGACTGCGGTCAGCGGTTTTTGTTTCGATTGCCGTCCACATGATTTGAGCCCTTCGAATGAGCTCGGCCTGAATAGCTGGATCGGCTTCAATGGCGACGACGTGATACTTTCCGTCCGTTCCGAACGACACGTAGTCGAACCATTTTATCCCGGACACGATGCCCATCCACTGGAGCTGGGCTAGGTACTTGAATGGGACTAAACCTTCCGCAGCCAGCGCGTGGTCGTCTTTATTCGGGGCCTTGATTTCGAGAACGCGGCCTTTAGACCCGTCAGCGTTTTCGATTTCGTGATTAATACCGTCGTAGCTTGCGCGGATGTGCGGAGCATCTGGACAGATGCCGATGCCTTCCTTGAACGTAGCGCCGATCTTTTTCTCGTACCACTCCCGGATGATCGGCTCTAGATCCTTTCCGCGCTGCATGGCCTTTACTTGAAACGGTCCGAACTCACGCTTGATGACTCCGATCTTTTCTTGCCAGAGCTCAAACGCCGTGACGTACGGAGACCATCCGAGGAGAGCAGCGGCGTCTGATCCGCCGAGTCCTTTTTTTCTCCACTCAAGCCAAGCCTTCGATCCTTGAATGGTCGGGTCGTTATCGTCAGTTCGCTCTGCCGCTTTTTCTAGCCAGTCTAAACCACTCATCGTTTCTCTCCTTTGCAAGCGCAGGTCTCTCGTCCAGCGATAAAAGACTTCTTTGCGGTGCCCTGCTCCCACTGATCAGCGGCGTAAACCTCCGCGTCGTGTCGGTCGTCTTGTTTAATTGACTTCAGTTTTTTCTCGTCTTCGGCCGTGCAAATCTTTTCTCGGTTGCATCCGAATCCGCCGATCATGCATTCGGGGAATCCACAGTTTGGGTTCATCATTTTTTGTTCTCTTAGTCTTTATTTGGTTGAATCAAATCCGGTGCCGTAACACCGGCCACATTCCTTCGTGGCCGGCATATTTGGTATTAAATCGTGCCATCCAAGCACCCATCCTGAGCCTTTACAGTCAGCGCATTTTTTTACCTGTCTCCGGCTTCCATCTGTCGTCGAGTTCTGGCCGGTCTCGGTGGAGCTCGAAGGCGAATTGGAGGCAGCAACTTGCGTGAAGTAAATGTGACAGTCCGCTTTCTGGGTCGTTATCCTCACCCCCGAGAAACGCAAAAACATGCCTAAGGGCTGCGCCAAGTAGACGAGACTGAGCAATGCCCTTTCTCCAATTGTGGGCCGCGTATTTCTTCGCCCCGAAGGTGAGCACCCGACCCACGCCTTCGATCCAAATCGGAGAGAGTAGGTCAAGGCGAGTTTTCTCTTGGTCATTTTTTTCAGCTCCTGTTTTCTTGGTCATAGGTACGGCCGCAGGAATCCAAGAATCGTCATGTCGCCGATCGGTGCGGTTGTCGTGCGCATTTTGTGGAATACGCCCGCAGCGCCGGTGTATCCCGCGCCTGGCGTCGTGTTTCCGCCAGCGGCGAATACGAACGTGCCGTCACCGAGCCCAGTGACAATTTCAGTGTGCCCAGACGGGCCGGCCCCGTGCTGAAACACGATGATGTCTCCCACTTGCGGAGTCGTCACTTGGTTAGGCACGCTCTGAGCAAATACAGCGGTACAGAGACCGCCCGCCGCGATAGCCGATATTTTACCCGTGATGAGTTCGACGTACCGAAGCGCGCTTTGTACGGTGGCCATGCACCACGACTCTCCGGGGACGAGTTGAACGGTGTCCTGGATGTCGTTTACGAGAACTCCGGTATCGTTTCCGCCGACCGACGTGATTGCTTCGAGGGCGACCATCGCCATTTTGAAGAGCATGGTCGGATCGGTGTTCGCGTCCGGAGCGATTGGGATTCTCGCAGTGATAAAAGAAGAGAGCGGTGCGTTCAGATGTCTAGCCATATTTTTCCCTTTCAAAATGGAATGTCGTCTTCGGTGAAATCAAGTTGATCCGGTTGAGGGGCGGAGCTTGAAACTTTTTTTACTGAAATGATTCGATCATATTTCCCGTCCTTTGTCTTGGTGACTTCAAACGTGCCTGGGACCTTGATCTCTTCGTCGAATGGAATGCCTGGCAAATCCGCGTCGATGTCGGTTAGGCGGCGCTCAAGGCGCTCCATGGCCCACGTTGACGTCACGACGAAGTACTCGCTCGTCCCGAAGTATCCGCCCCAGCGGCTCAGCATGTTGCCGTCGCGGTACGTGATCCGGATACATTGATTTCCTGATTTCGATTCGTGCATGCCGATATAGGCTGGGCCAAGGTGCTCGGTAACGGGCTTTGTCTTCTCCGACAGAATTTTGGCTTCAACCTCAGGCGCTCTATCGAGCTTCTCTTCGGGTGGAAGGATCGGAAACGGAGCGCTGCACTCCGGGCACTCTTTGCATCCGCCAGGAACCCAGGTTTGGCACGTGTCGCAAAGTTTTAGAACGGCTTCTCCTTTAGAGGAGTCGACTTCTCGCTTTGATCCTTTGATGTTCGGCTCATCAAGCGGGCCGAGTAATCGTACGACCTGCCCGTAGTCGAGTACGAGACAGTTGTTTTTCTCATTCGCAATTCTAAGACCTCGACCAACCGTCTGAATATATAAGACAGGGGAACGAGTAGGGCGCATGAGCACAACGCAATCAATAGGGGGATGATCGAACCCTTCGGAAAGAATTGAGACGAATACCATGTGGCGAGGACCGCCGCCCATGAATGCAGAGAGATTCGTATTTCGAGTTTCTTTGTTTTGTTTCGAGTGGACCGAAGTCGCATATTCGCCTCTTGCCTGGAGCTCGTCCAAGACTCGGTTGCAGTGGTCAATGTTGGCAGTCGCCCAGGCCACGCAGGTGCGGCCCTTCATTTTTTCGAGCGCGTCTTTCACCTGGAGCTCAAGCGTGCTTTCATCCGAAACAAGTTTATCAACGTCTTCCTGACGGTACTCGCCCGCACGTACGCGCAGTAGAGACGTGTCGAATGAGTTGTCGCCCTGCTTTAAAATAGGGCGGCAAAGAAAGCCGAGAGCGATCATGTCTTGAATCGTTTTCTGATAACAGAGCCTAGGAAAAAAACTTCCCTTCCCGTAAATGCGGCCGTCGGAGCGGAACGGAGTCGCAGTCCACCCTACGATTTTGACCTTTGGGTTTGTGAGCCTAGCCGAGTCGATGAACTCTAAATAGCCGCCTTTGTTTTGGTCAAAGTTGTGAGCCTCATCGATGATGAGGAGGTTGAAAAAAAGATCCTTGATGTCACGAATCGATTGAATCGACGCGATTGTGACGGGTCTCCTGACCTCTTTTCGGTTCATGCTGCCACAGTAAATGCCAATATCTTTTCTTGGAATTACACGGGCGATGGCTCTCTCTGTCTGTTTAACGAGGTCCACGCGCCCCATCACGACGCCAACGCGAACGCCTGGAATCTCAAGCGCCTTTTTGATGAGAAGAGAAAAGCAAAAGGTCTTACCGCCGCCGGTGGGGAGCTGCGCGAGGGCAACCGATTCGGTGAAAAGCTCCGTCCACACGGAGTCGACGAGTTCAAGCTGGTAAGGGCGCGCGACGAGTTCACTCATAGCGACGGCTCCTCTGGCTTCTTTTTCCATCCCTTCGAGCGACGCATGTTCTCGTCCTGTGTGATGACCTCAAGACGGGAGCGCCGATTGTCGAGACTATCGTGATGAGGCGGCAGATGGTCCACCACGAGCGAGTCGATATCGCCGGTGGGAAGCCCCATGATTTCTCGGTGCATCCGGAGCTTCACGCGCTTGCCGTTCATCGTCGTCCAGCGGACGGCGTAGAACTTAGTCCTACGCGACTCGTGGGACGCGTACCAACAGTGAGCGCCGATAATAGGAGCGTCTTCGGGAGAAACCTTCGCGTGCATCCCCTGTGTAAGGGGGATTTCAAAGTAGGGGCCGTAATCGTCGGTCTCGAACGGCCCAAGCGGGGTCCTTGGTGTTTTTAATTTTCTCATATCAGTTCGCACTTAGCTAAAGTTGAGGTTTGGTTTTTCAGGCTTTTTTATTTTGTCGTACCGGATGAGTCGGCCGCTTTTGGTGTCGATGAAAGTCAGCTCTTTCAAATCAAATTTTAGGATCACGTTCGATACATGCCCATTCACACAGCTCACCTGCATCGTGATGTCCGTCGTACCGTGAAAATGAGACTGACCCTGAAGCGTGCACTGCGGGCACTGATCGGGATTGGCGAAGCTCATTTAGTGACCCATTTGTTTACTGAATTTTCAATCTCGTTGTTCTTGGTCACTAGCGCGACGGCTTCCTGGTAAAAGCGGGCCGCAAGTCTAGCGAACTCTTCGGACGGGATTGCGCCGACACGCATCTCGACGGTAGAAAACTTATTCGTACACACGTCGCATTTACGGCGACGCCTGATGCCGTAAGGCATGGGCCTGGAGTCGACTACAGACGTTTCGCATGCGCACACTGGGCAGTTCATTTCATTCCTTTTCGGAGCGCGCCCCAGATAGCTTCATGGTCTATCCGGGGCGTCTCCTTTTTAGGCTGCTAAAGACAATTCATTTCGGGGAAATTAACCGAAGGGATTTGTTTTAGCTGCCGTTCCGGTTGCCGGCGCAGTGGTAGGGGCGAACCCACCGCCTTCGCTTGCAGCCAGAGGCTTATACGCGCGCACGCGCGTTTGTGGTCCGTACGATCCGCCGTCATCGACGACTTTTACCGCGACGATTCCTTTCAAGCCGATGAGCTCTTCAGACGATTTCAGCATGTTCGGATTCTTGTGGCCGAAAGCTTTCATCATCGTCTTGAGCTGACCAAGCCCGATTTGGGCAGCTTTCGGATTCGCGTTTTCGATATTGAACTGATCAAACAGAACGCGACCCGCGTGCGGGGCACCTTCCTGGATTTTCAGTTGAACCTTAATCATCGAACCGCCGGCCTTGGTCGGTGCGACCTCTGCCGAGTTCAGGATGACTGGATACACTCCGTCTGGAATCGGAGAGTTTTCTTGTACGCCTTCGAGATTTAAATTGAGACCCATTGTCATGCTCCCTGTTGTGCCGTTTGTTCTGCTTTGGTTGATTTAGCTTCCGCCGAAGCCGCTTTGGCCTTGGCAGAAATATCCGCGATGAGCGCAGTGCTTCCGCGAATCTTTTTGACGATGACCGAAAGGTCCGCAGGCTCAAGCGTAGAGAGCTTGCCCGATCGGTCTTTCGGAAAGTCGATCTTGTTTGTTTTCTGAGTAAGGATCTTACGGACGTGAACGCCGTTCTCATCCTGCTCTTCGGTGACGCCGAGATATAGAACCTCGTCGAACAGTGCCGGAAGACGGTCAGCGAACGCCCCGATGAGGTTGATTTTCATTTTCGGGATATCGTCGGCGTCCTTCTCGGTTTTTACGAGCGCCGAGAACACAACGTTATAGTGGCCGATGTCCCGGAAAATTTTCGCAAGCGCCATCATCCGGGTCGAGAGCTCGCCGTATTTCTTAATAGTGTTCTTAGGACCCCCGAAGACGAGGTTTCCTTCCGCGTCCTTCACGGTCTCGAGATACTCGAGGAGGTTCTGTTGAACCTCGGTCAGGGAGTCCACGAAGATCCATTTGTACTTGGCCACCTGCTCCGGCTCTTTTAGCCAGACGAAAATTTCGCCAAGGCGCTCGATCCGTTTTTCTTTTGGGACCTCGTTTCCTGCGTCATCGATTTGGAGTTCGACGAAGTCGACGTCCGATCCCTTCAGAGAAAGAAGGCCGGCTTCGGCGGAGATGAGAAGGACTTTTTCGCCGAGACCTGCTTCGATCGTCCGCGCGAGCGACGTCTTTCCGTTTCCCGGCTCTCCGGCGACGACGATTTTAATCGTGCCGCTTTCTGCGTTACGTGTGTTGTTCACTTTCATTTTGATGCCCCTTGGTTTTTGATTCAGACATGCACAAAAAGTTTTTTGTATTTGTCCCTGATTCGATCTTCACTTTTGTGCCCTGAGAGAGTTACTACTCAAGCGGTAGTCGCTATGCAAGTCAAAAAGCGAAAATAAAAAGAGTGGATCAGATTTCTCCGATCCACTCTTTGGGCACCTTCAGTGAACCGCCGTGTGGTTTAAACTCGGCAGACAAGAGGTACGATCTGTTTACCAGTCATGCAGAATGTCGTCTAGGCGTATTTCAGGTTTCTTCGCGGTTCCGGATCGGAGTGACGCGTGTTTAACAAATACCGCGAGCGCGGTCTTTCGCTCATCCCGATCAAAAATGACTCGAAAAGGCCTGATTTTCAGGGGCGCGAGTTCGGGGAGGCATGGGAAGAGTACTGTGTAAGGCTTCCTACTGAAGAGGAGTGCTACCTCTGGGAAGAGACGAAGGCGAAACGCTACGGGCTCGCGTGCGGCCCGGCGAGCGGCGTACTTGCGCTCGACATTGATTCGGATGATCCGAAAATTATATCGGCGTGTCCTTACTCGCCGGTGTCCAAGCGCGGACGAAAGGGGGAGACACGGTTCTTTCGGTACGACTCCCGCGTGCCGTCCTGTAAAATAGCGGGCGTTATCGACGTTCTGGGGCTCGGGAAACAAACCGTCCTCCCTCCTACAACGCACCCCGAGACTGGCGAACCATATTTTTGGCAGACGCCGGATACGCTTGAGAATTTCGATATTTGCGATCTTCCTACCTTTGGACCGGAAGACCTGGCATCGCTGCGCACGGCACTTGAGCAAGGCGAATCCGCTGGTAAGTTCGGTACGACCGGAGTCGACCTCGTCGGCGGCCCATGGACGAACGATGACCCGAAGCGAGGCTCGCCCACCGGTTCGCACGACCGCTTGAAAGTAATCGCGAACGCCATGATCGCGAGAAGCGTGACGCCTGACGAGGCAGTTCGCGAGCTTCTCCGGTTCGATGAGGAAAACCATTTTCCGGTCGGATATTTTTCTGATTCGACGAGACCTGACTGTCACGCGGACCCGGTGACCAATGCGCTTTTCTTTTACGCTTCAAATGCAAAGACCTATAATCGCCGGCAAATTCAAACACAGTCGACTCCAGCCATTCCGCTGATTTCGGGGTCCGAGCTCGTTGACGTGTCGGCACTCCTTTCACCTGTCGGGCGAGCCTTCGAGGAAGCGCCATGGCCGGAGCCTCGTGGCGGTCTTAAAAAAATCAGGGACCAAATCAACGAATTTGCCGTCCGCGCGCAGCCCGCTCTTTCGATGGGAGGGGCGATTGCGATTGGCGCGGCCGTGATCGGAAATCGGCTTAGGCTCGGAAACACTTGGCCAAATGTTTACGTTATAAATGTGGCCCCCACTGGGGCCGGAAAATCATTTCCTTACACGACGGCTAAGCGTTTATTTTCGGCCGAAAATTCGCTCGACCTCATCGGCTCCGGCGGCTTCCGCTCGTCTTCGGCCATGATCAAGGATCTCGTCGGACGTCGTGAGCGGCTGGACCTGATCGATGAGTGCTCGTCCCTCTTTAAAGTCATCCGGGACGGCGGTGTGTTTCAACAGGACATGCTCGATATCCTAAACGGGCTTTATACCGATTCGAGTTCGCTTTTCATCGGTCCAGACTCGGTCGGGCGTGAAAGAGTCCAGGTCTGGCATCCATGCGTGACGGCCCTGATGTCGACCACTCCCGGAAATTTGAAGGGGTCGGTAAATAAGGAATTCGTGACTGGCGGGTTTCTCCCTCGGTGTTTGATCTTCAATGACTCGGCATATGGAGAGCTTCGGAAGTCGATTTGGAACGAGGCGCGCGCCACGGAACTCATCACTCTTTTCACGGAGCTTCAGAAGTACGGCCAACTCGACCGGAAAAACATGATGTCGCCAAAACCTGAGCCGACTCTCATCCCGATCGACGAGAATGCTCAGCTCGCTTTGGACGCATACGATCTTGACTGCTCGCAGCGTATTTCGCTGTCAGACACGGACGAGATGGAAAGGCACTTCCTTACGCGGGCCGGAGTGCAGGCTCAGAAGCTGGCCCTCATCCACGGGGCGCTCGACGGGGCCTTGGTTCGCCTCTGGGACGTTGAATGGGCGATTGCGACCGTCAAGGCGTCCTACCACAATTCGACCATGCTACTGCCCGAGCTGGGGGCGGAGAACACGCAAGAGACGAACGTCATGCGGGTGCTCTCGATCATCCAGAGCTCCGGCTCAATCACCCACTCGCGCCTCATCGGAAAAACGCGCTTTTTGCGCACGAGCGAGCGCCATGAGATTTTGGGTTCCCTTGAGTCCGAGGGGAAGATCCGGTCGGCCGTCTCGGACAGCCGGGCCAAGGTGTGGCACGCTACTTGACCTGTTTGGTCAGTTGTCTTGTTTCTGACGATGAATACCCGACCGAGTTATCGGTCAGGTATTATAGAGGTTGACAGAAAGAATCAGATAAATGACTCAGTGCTATACAATTCAACACATAGCATAATATATAAAATATATAATAATATTATATATATATATAATTGTTGTAATTGTAATTGTATCCCGGCCTATAGTTAGACTTGATGTGTTATAGCCCTAGGCCCTATAGACCCCCCCCCTACAACAGCTACAATTGTATGCAGGCGCAGTGCGTCACTGTAGTTGACTTTGACTCACAACCTCTGTATATGAACTCTATGAAAAACAACGCACCTGATTTTGTGAAATTTTCAAATTATGTAAACGGAAGAGAGATTGCGTGCCCCAAGTGCGCTGATCTCGCACTTGGCCAGTATCTCGGGGTCGTTAAGGTCGAGACCTCACGGAGCGAAGACGACCGCTACGAGAACATTGACCTAACTTTTAGGGGCGAGTGCGGACACGAGTCGACCCTACAAATAAGGCCCCATAAGGGGCGCTGTGCAGTAGAGTTCTGTTAAAACACTGCAATTACAGTGAGTATTCTCTATTGACAGAGTTTGGCCCGCCGTGCCATTATTCGATCAGGAGACTAAACCCATGATCCGATCAAACCCAACCCTCGTCGCGCTCTTGCGGGCGCGTAGGGAAGCTGCCCTGATGACCCGTGAGACCGCCGCCAAGAGGCTTAAAATCACCCCTGAGTACCTTGCCCACATCGAGCGGGGCGGACGGCCGGTCCACATCTCGAACTCGCTTGGCGAGCGTCTCGTGAAGCTACTCAAAATTTCCGAGAAGAAATTCTGGTTCCTCGTCCAGGACCAGAACACGCGGACCCGGCACTACTACGCCCGGTTCGCGCGTAAGATTTAGCCCGCGACCGAGCCCTGAACTGAGGCGACTCAGGAAAGACATAAAAAGACCAGTTTATGTCTTTTTTTGACATAAACTGCGGCCCCGATATCAGGGAAAGACCCTATTATGGTCTTTTCGCCGTGTTGAAGAACACGCCCGGAATTCCGCAAGCTTTCAGCACGCGCGCCTCGCTGCGCCCAAACGCGATTAAGACCGAGGGCGCTGCCGCGCAGTCGGCCGGCGCTCCGTCCGGCCTGAGAAAGCGCACCCGCCCCGCCATGAAGAGAAACGCGTCTGCCTGATCTGCAATGGCCTGAAACCATTTCGTGTCCGTGCGGGCGAAGACGAGCGCGATCCCGGTCCCGCCGAGCTCCGCGTGCGAGGCAAGCCGCATAAGCCACCGTCCGGTCGCCGGACCATAAGGCGGGTTCAGCCACACCCGGTTAAACCACGCCGTGCCGAGACCGTCGTCGGGCGAACACACGAGCGTGGACGCTGTTCGGTGTCCGGGATACCCGCACGGGTCGAGATCGAACCGGCCAAGTTTCTGAATAAGCGGTAACGGGGTGAGCCATGTATCCGTTTCGCCGCGATGCGTTTTCTCGTGAGTGAATCCTGAACTTTTACTGAGTGATGGTTTTTCCATCTTAATTTTCGATCACAGGTGATCGCGCACCGCAAATAATTTTTGTGGCGGACTGCCTCACAGAAAACGCGTTGACAGTTTCGTGACGGTGCCTGTACGACCGAAAACACATCAACCATCGTCACAAAGGGGCACTTTCAGATGGCACAAAAAAGCAAAGACGCAACTATCGCGGGACTCCGCACCAATTTGGCACAGCTCGAAGAGGTGCTGGACGGCGCACAAATGCGTCTTTCATCCTACGAAGCGAAGCTGAACGGGCAAGAGAAACGCATTGAAGGATTGTTAAAGAATCTTTCTGTTGAAAAATCAAAAGTCGAGGGCTGGAAACAAATCGCACTCGAACTCATCGAAGAGCGGAAAGATATTTCCGGCCTCAAGGCGACGGACAAAGAATATGACATCGCAACCTGAAGAGTCGGGATGCGCGGAATGCTCGGCGTTCGATGCCGAGACGAAGCGCCTGATGGCGGAGCTTTTCTCGTCCGATGAGCGGGTCATGCTGATGCTCCTCACGGCGGCGTCGATAAAGATTTCGAGCATGCAGCTTCAGAAGGCCGGGCGAAACGATATCAAGACGGCGCTTCGGTGTCGGCGAGACATGGATTTCGCCTCGGTCATGATTGGGAAGTTCATCGTGAGCTTCGAGCCTGAGCAGCGAGACGCGCTTCTTGCACAGGTGAGAAAAGACCACGGACTTGCTTTCAACGTGAAAGACGAGTCGTGCCCTCATAAACCAAAGCCTACCGGGCCAGCGTGCCGGGCGGTTTAGATGGCGCGCGCGAAAAAACCGCCGAAGCCGAAGAAACCAAAACCTGAGAGAATCGACGGCCTGTCGCCGGTAGACGTTGAAAAAATCAGGAAGGCCATCCGACAGGTCTGGTCGTGGTCGTATCCCCGGAGGCTTTGTCTACAGAGAGCAACCGATGCGACCGGATTCTACAGGTGCGAATCGTGCCGGGCCGTGACGCCTAAAATATTTGTCGACCACGTTGCAAGGGTCGGCGATGTGGACGCTGGATTTATCGCGCGCCTGTTCTGTCCATCGAGTGGTCTACAGGCTTTGTGTAAGCCTTGCCACGCGGTTAAAACTACTCTCGAGCGGAAGGAAGCAAAAAAATGATTTGTTCAAATTGCGAGCGGGTTGGCAAAGAGCTTGTAAAAAATTTCACGAACGCCGAGCGGCTTTTTATTCTCGGCGCGACGATTGCGATGCTCCGCTCTATCGAATCAGGACGGAAAGATCCGAACGACATGCTCGTAGGAAATTCCGTTATGACTAAAGTACTGCTCAGCTACGAGCAGAATTCACGAGGAACGTTACTTGAGCATTTCAGGCGTGGGGTCGGCATGGGCATCAAGTTGGGGGATTGCCCGCATGGTATTCGAGTCGTATCATGAACTGATGGACAGAAAATTCGACTCTCAAGACGAGCGGGCCTGGCCTCTGACGAGAAAGCGAAGAGTTCCGAAATCGATACTCATCGCGCTCATGATCATTTGCTTACTACTCGCGAGAAACCTCTGGACCTGATTCGGGCACGACCTTGTAAAAGAACGTGCCTTTCGTAAGAGGCTGCGGATCTGGCTTGTGCGAAAGCACGACCGCAAGAATCAGAGCGAGACCGAGAAGGCCAAGCACGACGGCTTCGAGATGAGATTCGGCTTTCATGCGTCCACCTTTACGACGACCAGAGCGAAGTTTATATCGCTTTCAGGACCACGAGCGAGATCGAAGTACCATTCGTGGCAGAGGTTCTGATGCTCGACTCCGGACGGGCGCGCTTCCCCGAGCAGAGCGTCCGCACGCTTTAGCATTTTTTCGGCCCAAAGAAGGCGCGCTTCCGCTTTCTTAAGAGCGGAGTTGTCCGCTTCGACTAAGGCGCGGGCGTCGCGGACTTGGTCAAGTAGGGCGAGAACGTCTCTCGGGGTCATGCAGAGCCCAGCGATGTCGTGGTGACGTTCCGCCTTTTGGCGGAGCTCGGTGAGGTCAATCATTTTGTCTTCCCTTCGGGCCCGCGATTTAGGTCATCTAACCATTTTTCATGGTCATCAATTTTATATCCGTTATGGGCCTGCTCATTCGCATCCGAACATACGAAGGACTTCGCGCGAACCAACATCTTATTAGACCACCAAAGCCGCGCCGCGAGTGCGCCGACATCGTCGAGAAGATCGTGGATAATCATTGAATCGGTGTCGCCACGCTTTGGTCGCTTACGAAGCTGTTTTCGGAAACCTTCGCTTATTTTCACTTCGCCTTCCCCTCCTGCGCGCTCGCAAGGTTGGAGAGCCACTCGGACGCTCCAGGCCCGTCAAGTGTAGTGAAAATCCGTTTCGCTTCATTCAACATCCCGGCTTGCCATTCGCATTTAGCCCGAAGCGACTGCGTGTGATTATATTCCGCATCGTAAAGTCCTTTGAGCTCCTCACACCGCGCCTGGAGTTCGTCGATGTCGTCGAGGAGGTCGGAGACAAAGCGAAAATCTCCGAGTGTAATCGTCGCCGTTGGCGGGATGTCGTTTTTAAGGTTTTCGTTGCATTCATTGCGGGCCTCTTTTCTCTCGCTTTTCTCCGTCTTCATTCGATTCCTTTCGAGAGTAGAGAGCGGATCTTGGCCTCAAGAAATCCAATCGAAATCAAAATTGCGTCGTGTTCAGCCACACCGTTTCCTTTGCAGTTCGCTTTAAGCAGCGTTTTGGAAAGCTCTATTAAAGTAGGTTCGATCGCTTTCAGCGCCGCCGCCAAAGGCTCTCCGACGGCGCGGGCTCCGTCATTGAATCCGTTCGTATACAGGTTGACGTGTGTTTCGTTGCGCAAGCGTCCCGCATCGCACTTCACATCCATCGCGCCGTCGATTAGGTCGTTTATAGATTTCATTCTGAGTCCATCACTTCCTCTACGTCGTGGCCTGTTTCCTTTTCGTGCTTCTCAGCCTTCATCCACGAAGTGGTGGAGTAGCAGCACGTTTTACAGGAAAAATATGGCTTGTAATCACATTCACAGTTGTTCATTCCTTCTCCCCTCCCGGAAAGCCTTTCGCGATGTCGGAAAGGAACGATTCATACGCTATCTGAATTTTTGGGGTTTGCTGTTCTGCAACCAATATAAGGCCATGAGCAACCTTCAAAAGATCCTCAGCCCATTTCAGGCGGGATTCGAGGTTAACAAAATCGCGGTATGCGACAACTTCTAAGAGCGTTTTCCTCTCGTGCTCGTAGTCGGAAATATAATCCGCGAAGTAGGGCCGCGTCTCACCGGCTTGCATACCTTTATCGTAATTGGAACTATCCCATATCCAGTAAGTCTTCATCCCGCCTCCTTCGCGAGCAGGGCGCGGATCTTGTTCAGCGCCCGATTTGCGCAGTCGTCCGATTTATAATTACTAACGCTTCCGCCCCATTCAGGAAGCCTTCGCGTTTCCTCATAATACTCAAGGGCAGTTTTCATCGAAAGGCCTCCAAGATCGCAGCGCCGATGGCGTGCGCGAACCCGCAAATCATCATGAGGATGAAGAGAGTTATTATTCCGAACCCGACCCACTCGACGACGTCTTTGAATTCGACGCAGAACCAAAAAATCCCACCGAAAACGAGAAAGCCTATCACGATGTTAATTAACGTCTTCATCCTACCCGCCTTCCGGTTCGGAACGCTCCGCCGTGACCCACATCATTGAAACGTACTCGTCGCCGCGCCTTACGAAGTTCAGACTTCGTTTCACATTCTTCGCGCACTGGATGTGAAGCGAGCGCGGGTGGCCGTCTATTTTCAGTTTTTCGCAGCGGGTGCCCCAGAGCTTTCGTCCGCACTCCCAGCACAGGATTCGGCCGGGAGATTTCTCTTCAGGATTCTTTGTCATCTTTTAGCTCCTGTAGTTCTTGTAATCCAGTTCCATGGCAGACTGGGCATTCTTTCCAGTCCCCGGGGATTTCTACCGAGCCGTAGCCCTTGCACCGTGGGCACGGAGGTCTAATCAGTTGGCCCATCGTGAATCCCTTTCGCCTTATTAATCGTCGCGTGAATCAATTGCAAAATAAGACGGTCGCCGGTGGTCACGAGAGGCTTCTCAAACAGATGAGATTGAACGGTCTCAAGCGTTTTGATGAGCTCCTCCATACGGTGGTCAGCCTTCTCGGCACGGACCTCTAGCGAGTTCAGGACGAGTGGGAGCAGTGAGGGGTCATCGATACCTTCGCAGGCCCTTACACACGCAAGCGTACGAGCGTGGGAGACTTCGGTGGGGTTCATTTGTTCTCCGATTCTGCAATGTCGATAAACGTAACGACGCTCCTGAAAAATTTCTTGGCTTCCTCGCCAAGGCTCGCGGCGATATGGCATTCCTGTTGCTCGGCACGGGCTCCGTTTCTACCGCACGCGGACTCAAGGTATTCGGTGTAGGTCTTCATGAGGGCGGCGTACGCGGCTGAGTCCATGTTCGCAAGCGCCTCGGCGATTTCGTCGTGCGTATGCTCAACGACGTGGGAGCTTTGGATGGATAGCTTTTTCACGCGACCTCCCGTGACTTCACGGTGACCTGCTTGAACTGCGTCTGGCTCTCGAACTTCTCCAGGTCTCCGAGTTCGACGAGAAGCTTCTTGCGGTCAAGCGTCGTCCGGTTCTTCGTTTCGACGATGATGGTGATTTCGCCGGCTTCGAGTACGCCGTCCTTGATGTCTTCTTTGAAGAAATCCTTGAGTTCCGCTTCCTCCTTCTCGAACTGAAGGCGGGCTTGAATCAGGGCATGAAGGCGAGCGGCTTTTTCGATCTTTTCTTTTGATTGAGTCTTCACGATTAGTCTCCTTATCGTTTTCAACTTTGAATGTAATTCAAGGTTATCGCATGGCGTTATAGAAGTCAAGCCCTTCGTCAATCCTTTGTCTTTGACCCCATGTCAAACTTGACCTATTCTGAAATTTGTGAATCCAAAACAACGGGCATTTGTTCAGGAATATCTAATAGATAAGAACGCGACGAGGGCGGCCATCGCAGCCGGGTACTCCGAGAAAAGCGCACACTCTTGCGGGCCTCGCATGCTGGACAATGCTGAGGTGCGGCAAGCAATTGAAAAAGGCCTCGAAAAACACGCCGCCAAGACCGGCATCACCGCTGAGCGCGTGATCGCGGAAATGGCCAAGCTCGCGTTCATGAACCTGAAAAACGCCTACGCCGAAGACGGCTCAATGAAGAACATCCACGACATGGACGAGAGCACTCAGGCCGCGATTGCGTCCATGGAGACTGACGAGCTCATGGAGCGCCAGGGCCGCGAAATGGTGAAGATCGGGAACCGCAAAAAGATACGCACGCACGACAAGACGCGCGCCTTGGAATTGCTCGGAAAGCACTTTAAACTCTTCAATGATCGACTAGAGCTGTCCGGAGAGTTAAAGACGAGTGGCATGAGCCTGGAAGACATGGCGGCTATTATGAGCGATCCAGCTTTAAAAGAAGACGCAAGGCAACTGGCCCTTCGAGTCGCGAAGGCCAAAAAAGGGGAAGAGAAATGAAAATCAGAAAGTCTACCATCCGCCGCGACGCCATCGAAGACCATCGCCATCGCCTTGACTCCGGCGACTTCACGGGCGGCGCGCTCATGAAGCCCTGCAAGGATCAATCAGCGATGCACACGCATCTTTACGAGTTCGAGGAAGACACCTATGAGACCGGTCCTATGCACAATGAACCAGGCCATACGCACTCTTCTCAACACGGCCCGGTCTCGGCTCCGATGTCGATGCAAAAGCAGCCAGGCGAACCGTGGCAGAAAATGGACTCGCTCCAGCGCGAAGGTAAAGTCTACGTTCTCCGAAGCGCCGAGGGGAATGTGATCAGTCGCGGGTTCACCGCGAAGCAAGCCATGGAGCACTACGACGCGTTCGACGCCGACGAAGCCGTGGCCAAGCATTCGTTTGAAAACGCGCTCGGCGAAAAGCTTGACGATGCCAAATGGGAGAAGGCCAAAGAGGCCTCGAAGTCGTCTGTCGGCGCGATCAAGTGGCCGCTCGTCCAACACCTGTACCAACAGATGAGCTGATGCGGATAACTCCTGAGCTTTCCGACATCATGCTCGGACTCGGCGACTCTCTGCTCGTGGCAATCGCCGCGATTTTGCTCATTCTGATCATAGATCCAGATTGAGCCGATGGAAGAGGCTATCGGAGCGAGCGTTGTCAGAATGTGGCCAGACACCTTCGCCGAGTGGGCAAGCGAAGGACGATGGATCGCGTATCCGTGGGTGCAGTACCTCGGAACTAGAATCAGAGACGCAATTGATAAAGGCGGCGCACGGATACTCGTCTCCGCGCCACCTCAGCACGGTAAATCGCAGCTCATATCCAACTGGGTCCCGACGTGGTTCCTGAATCAATGGCCAAATAAAAAAGTCATTCTCGGCACCTACGCTCAGGCCTACGCCGACACGTGGGGATCGCGCGTGAAAAACAATCTCATGCACAACCGGCGTGCGTTCGTTCCGATCAAGAACGACTCGAAGTCTAAGCGCCTGTTCATCACACGTGCCGAAGGGCAGATGCTCTCGGTCGGTGTCGACGGTCCGGCTACGGGCCAAGGCGCTGATCTTTTCATCGTCGATGACCCGTTTAAGAACTACGAGGAGGCGATGTCTCCGCGTATCCGCGAGCGCAACATGGATTGGTTCCGCTCGGTCGCGACAACTCGTCTCGCGCCTGGCGGCTCAATCATTGTCCTGCACACGCGCTGGCACGAGGCCGACATGATCGGCGAGCTCGAAGCGCAGGGAAACTGGGAGTATATCAACCTCGCCGCCATCGCCGAGAAGAACGACCCAATGGGCAGGCCCGAGGGCGAGCCCTTATGCCCGGACCGCTACGACCGCGCTGCTCTCGATCTGATGCGTCGAGAAGTTGGCGAAATGGTTTGGTCGGCCCTATACCAGGGGAAGCCTGTGCAGGTCGGCGGGAATATCATCCGTGGCGAGTGGATCAAGCGCTACAAAGAGCTTCCACGCATGGAGGAAGTCGCGGTATTCGCTGACTTGACCTACAAAGAGGGCGAAGAAAATGACTTTGCAGTGGTTGAGGCTTGGGGACGCGCGGGTGCTAACATTTACCTTATTGCGCAAATACGCGCACAAATGGGCTTTGCGGATCAACTCCAGGCGCTCGAGCGGATGTTCGGTCTTTATCCTGACGCTTTCCATAAGGAGATCGAAGAACATGCAAATGGTGCGGCCGTCATCGAAACTCTGAAAGCCACGTTCCCTGGCATCGAGGCCAACCGCCCGAAAACTGAAAAGGCCGCTCGCCTCGCCGCTGTCGCACCGCTGTACCATGCTGGAAACGTCTGGTACCCGGATGAGACGATCCATCCATGGGTCAACTTAAACTTGAACGAAATAACCAAGTTTCCAAAGGCCAAGAACGACGATACCGTGGATTGTGCAACTATGGCGGTGAATTACTTCGGACGCATGGCCTCTTCTATGAGAGCTATGGAGGCACTGGGGAGACGATGAGGCTTTTAAAAGGGGACTGTTTAGAAAAACTAGCTTCAATCGAATCGAATTCAATTGATTCTCTTGTCACCGATCCGCCGGCCGGGATCTCGTTCATGGGGAAAGACTGGGACGACGACAAGGGCGGACGCGATGAGTGGATTAAGTGGATGACATCCGTCATGTCCGAATGCCTCCGCGTTCTAAAGCCCGGCGCTCACGGATTAGTTTGGGCGCTCCCTCGCACGTCTCACTGGACGGCTACGGCGCTTGAGGATGCGGGCTTTGAAGTGCGGGATGTGGTCACGCACCTCTTCGGGACTGGGTTTCCGAAATCGATGAATCTTGAAAAGGCTGGCGCGGGCTTGCAATGGGCCGGATGGGGAACTGCGCTTAAGCCAGCGTCCGAGCACTGGATCTTAGTACGGAAGCCATGCTCCGAAAAAACCGTAGCGGCGAACGTCTTAAAGCACGGGACAGGCGGGATTAACATTGATGCGAGTCGGGTGCCAGGCGCATTTGAATCGGGCTGGTCTAAGTCCGGGAGTAAAGCGTCCGAAAATCTCTCGATGAGTGGGGCTAATACCGAACGGCCTCCAAAACCCGACAGCTCGACGGGCCGCTTCCCCGCGAACCTAGTCTTAGACGAAGAGGCAGCAGCGGCGCTGGATGAGCAGAGCGGATTTTCAATTACCCGCCCACATCGGACTAAACCAGCCGGAACCGACGGAGGTAATGGGATAACACTTCAATCTTACAAGATGAAGACTGATAATTTCATGAGCCACAACGACTCAGGCGGGGCCTCTCGTTTCTTTTATGTAGCTAAAGCTTCGAAGTCCGACAAGGGTGACGGCAACACGCACCCCACCGTGAAATCCACCGCGCTGATGTCCTACCTGATTAAACTCGTCACGCCTCCGGGCGGCATCGTTCTTGACCCGTTCATGGGCAGCGGGAGCACAGGAGTGGCAGCAAAAAATGATTTTGATTTCATCGGAATTGAAAAAGATGAAGACTATTTTAAAATAGCTTCCAAAAGGATTGACGAATGAAAAAAATCATCGAGCCAAAGATTCCTGGGCAGCGCATGGATAGTTGGTCGAATCTCGCGACCCTGCTCGGGACCTCTGCTGACAAACGCACGCACGCACGCGCCAACTGGGAGATGCATCCGCCAGAGTTCTACGAGCAGCTTTACGCCGGCGGAGGCATCCCATCTCGAATCGTGGACCTCATCCCAGAGGAAGCTCTCCGTCACTGGGTTGACTGGCTCAACGTAGAAAAGGAAGACATTGAAAAAGTCATCAACCCACGCTGCGAAGAACTCGACGTCCGAGGCGCTTTGCTCAAGTCTTGGAAGTGGGGACGAGCTTACGGCGGTGCAGTTTGTCACATCGTCACTGACACCCGAGATCCTTCTAGCCCGCTCCAGGTTGGTGAAAAGGTCATCGGTCTACGCGATCTTTCGCGCTGGGACCTTCGCATTCTCACGACGGATGTGGAATTCGATTTCGGCTCACCTAACTGGGGAATGCCCAGAATTTACTATCTCAATGTCCAGATGGGCTCGCAGTTCAAGGGCTACCCGATCCACTGGACCCGCATGCTCCGGTTCGACGGACAGCTCGTCCCGCGCCGAACCTACATCCGAAACAACTACTGGCACGACTCGATTCTGAATCGTCCGTACAATGCGATCAGAAACTACGAGATTTCAAACGATGCGGCTGCGGCTTGCCTTCAGGATTTCAACGTAGACGTCTACGGCATGAAGAATCTCGCGAACCTCATCTCGGCGGGCAAGGTCGACGTTGTTCGGAACCGCATCGAGACCATCAACTATGCCAAGTCGGTTATTCGCGCGATCCTCATCGACACCGATCAAGAGACCTACGAGAACAAATCGCGGTCGCTCGAAGGCGTCGCCGAGCTTCTCGACAAGCAATCGAACCGTCTGGTCGCTGAGACCGATATCCCGCATACGAAACTCCTCGGTGAAAGCCCGGATGGATCTAATGCCACCGGGAACTCTACGTCTCAGAATTGGTACAACTACATCGGCACTGAGCAGTACAACTATTTGCGCCCGAAGTTAAAACGTCTGTGCGAAGTGCTATTTCCTGAGTATCCGCAGATCG